AAATAAGAAGAGCTGCGATGGCTGCAAATAAAGAAGCTTCCAGAATAGCTTCTACTCCTGCAGCTTTTATTAAAATGCAAGAATCCATAAGGGATTTAGGAACCGAACAGAAAAAAGAAAATAAAGAAAACAAACAAAAAGACCGAAAAGACAGATTAAATACAAGAGGGCAAGCCGCAACAAGAGCTGGATATTCAGGTCTTGGAGGATTCTTACAAGGTAGAGCTGGAGAAAAAATATCGGGCATGGGGTTAAGAGGATCAATTGGCAATCTTGCGGGAAGAGCAGTTGGTGCTGGAGGTTCAGGACTTAGTCGTTTTTCTAAAATTGGAGGTGGGCCAGGAATGATGGGAATGACAGCTTCTTTTATGCTGCCTATGTTAGCTGGACAAATAGGCCCAAAAGAATCAAGAGTTGATAGAGCTGGCTTTTCAGACGGAGATTTTCGAATCCAAAGAGGGGGTGCAGCTGAAACTGCTTCTTCTACATTAATGGGGGCTGGAATGGGAGCTTTATTAGGTTTGCCTGGATTAATAGTTGGGGCTGGAATGGGTTTTATACATGCGTCCAAGAAAATGACCCTTTCAATTAAAGAAATGGTTGAATTTAAAGAAAAAGAAATAAATGTAATAAGTCGAAATCTTCAAGCGACATCCCAAATACAAGCTTTAACTGACCAAAGAGCTGCGGCATTTAAAACTGGAGATTCAAGAGCTGTCAATAATATAGACGCCGCAATAAATCAATCTCTAGCTCAGATTAGTGATCCTGAAATTTTATCACGGGCGGCTGGCGCGGCTGGAAATAGAAATGCTATATCTGAATTAAATAAAGACATTCAAGATAAATTAAGCGATCAAGTAGCTATGCAAAACTTTGCCTTGGCAACTAATAAAGGAAGTGCTAAAAATGCTGGAGTTTCTTTAGGTGCAATAATAGCCCAGAATATGAGAAGGGGAGATTTTACAGAGAATCAATTAGATAATACCCTCTCGAAATTAAATAAAAATATAGAAAACGCAAGAAAAAGGGGTTCTGACTTCGCAAGCGCTCAAGAACTTTTTGACACAAGAAAAGCAGCTCGTGGAGAACAAGGCTTAAGCTCAACTACATTAGGAGTTGGAGTAGGGGTAGCCGCCCTAGTTGGAGGGCTACTTCTTTCACCACTTACGGGAGGAGTAAGCCTTGCTGCAGGAAGCATGATTGCAGCTGGAGCAGGAGTAGGAGCAGGATATGCAGCTAATACGGCAGAGACTGCATATGCTCAAAGTAGGATTCAACAAGCCGAAGAAGATGGTATGCTTGGAGCGGAAGGATATAAAGCTTTAGATGAACTTTTTCAGGCGGGAGTATTAACTGAAAATCAATTTAATTATTTAAGTGCTGCATTTGAAAAAGGTCAAATAAGCATGGCTGATTTAGCTAAAGAAGTTGAAGGATCTATTAAACAATTTAAAGATATACAAGAAAGCAGCGACATATTAGCTCAACAAACTTTTAATTTAGCAAAAGAATTTAGTACTACTATAAGTGCTTTAAGAAAAAATGCAGAGATTGAAAAAATAAGAGGAGAATCAAGATTAAAAAATGATAAAGCAAATTTAGATTTCTCATCAAGATTCAGAAATATTAATCAAACAAGTCAAACAAAAGTATCTAATCAAAATTTAAATTTGAATCAACGAAATATTGGAATGCAAATTAGATCTTTCCAGGGCGATCAATCAGCTCAATTATTAGAGCAAACAAAAATTTCATTAGATAAAATTTCTCAAACTCCAAATCAAACATTAGCAACTATAAGAAGTATAAGAGAAAATGGCGTAAGTGATTTTGAAAGTCAAGTGGAATCGGGAAGGTTAAAAAATCAAGTTGATATATTTGGAGGTTTAGACACTGAAGAGGCAAGAAAAAATAGATTAAAAACAGTTGAAAAAGCTTTAATAGAGGGAAGAGAATTGCTAAAAAGCGATGATATTAGCGAGCAAGCTGAAGGAGAAAAGATGTTAAAAACAAAAGTAGGAACCTCTAATAGAGAAGGATTAAATGCTCTTTCTAAGATAATAGAAGAAAGGAGAGACGAAATAATTGCAGGAAATGAACTTGGTTCAATTACATTTGATCAAGACATTAGCAATCAAGAACAGCAAGTATTTAGAGATATACTAAAAAAATTAAGAGATAAAAGCGATATATATGCCGAGCAAATTCAAGCTCTAAAAAAAGAAACAATTCTTACGGAAGCAAGAAATATTATTAATGCAAAAATTCAATCAGATTTACAACTTTTTCAAGCTAAAAATCAAGGAGCAGAAATTTCAGACTCAAGAAGTTTTGCAAATATTAGAGCGTCATCCGAAAGAAGGGTTGCTGGTTTAGAGTTTGAAAAATCTTCTATATTTAGAGGTACCAGAACAGAGGAACAAGAGAACGAAAGACAATTTTCTATTCAACAGAAAATAATCTCTGAACAAGAAAGGCTTCAAAAACAAGAAGTTGTAATGAGAATGAAGTCCGAGTTAAGAAGGTTAAATAGCGAGCAGGCATTAATTAACTCGTTAAATAAATTACCTCAAAACATAGAAGAAGCTTTAAATCGTGTTAGTGGTAAAGATGTAAGTGGATCAGGAGCCGCTGCAAATCCAACAATAACAAAACAGTCTTTAAATGAAAAGAAAGAGGAAGAATTGAGGGAAAAACAAAAGAAAAACAGTTCGGAGATTGATATCGCAAAAAATGTTATGACAGATAGAAAAGCCAGCCTTTCTGACGCCCAAAGAAGATTAAAACAGTTTACTCCAAGAAAAATAAAGTCTCCCGTTGGTTACTTCGGGAAGCAGCCAGAAGAAATTCCAGTTGACACTTTATCACTACTTCCTTCTCTGACAGATTTAAACAAGTTCAAGCAAAGTAAAAAATCTTATTCTGTTAATTGGGGCAGTATGAACTATGGTGGGTCAACAAATGAGCCTAGAGATCCAGAGCAAATAAATGAAGATTTAAACAAGGTTTTAAATGATAATTTATCAACAAAAGATAAAGAATTGTCAAGTTTAAAACAGATTAATGATAGTGACAAAAGCACTCAAGAAAAAAATAAACAGTTATTAGCGTTGATTAAAAAAATACATGATGATGCAGAAAATACAGTTGATACACGTAGAAAAAGTATTACCGAACAAGGTAATACACTAGAAAAGTTAGATAAGCAAAAACAAGAAATAGCTAAATCTCTTGTAGCATTACAAAAATCAGCTGAAACTGTTTCGGGAGAATTACCTAAGGTCGAAGCTATGTTAGGAGACATTACTCACATCAATATAAAAGATACTAACACTTTATTAGATAAAATATCTGAGATATCAATACAGGCTGGAAGCGTTGAACCTGTAGAAGCGAAACTTAATGAAATGAAGGCTAAGCTTCAGCAAGCCGAAGGCGACAACTCTATCGGAATTCAAAATATAGAAAATACAATAGAAGTTTTAAACGCCAATAAAGACGCCATCACAAATCTTGTTAATTCCAATAACTTGAAAACATTTCAGGCTACTATGACAAAATTTTACAAGTCAGTTCAAGGGCTTGAAGAAAGTATGGGTGCAGTTCAACAATTAAACGAGATTGACAACACTAATGTTCGCTCTCAAGGCAGTCTCTTGGCAATAAGAAGAAGATTAGAACAAAGAAAGAAAGAGCAAAATTTAAAAATTTTAGAATCCGATCCAACTGCTACAAGAGCCGACATTACTTCCGCTAGAATATCTGCAAATAGACAGCAAATAGGAACCAATCAACAAGAAAAATCATTCAAAGAACAAATGGATAAAGCTCAATTTCATATCGATGAAGCTCGAAGATTGAAAATGGATTATGGCTATGGCGAAGATAATAAACTTGTTAAAAAGGAATTGACAGAAGCTAAAGATGCAAAAGAAAGGGCTGATATAATTGCGTCTCAAATGAAAAGAACTACTGCTAGGGACGGGGGCTTCATAAATGAATTTAAACAAAATTTTGGAGATGGGTTAGATGATGGTTTTGCTCAACTTGATCTTCAATCAGAAAGTATTTATACAAAACTTGGGCAAGATCTTCCTTTTGCATTTAGGAATGGAATGGTTGATGCAATGCAAGCGGCTTTAAATGGAGCTGATGATTTATCGGGCAAGCTCGCTCAAATAGGAATTTCTTTTCTTCAAACTATACAAAGAGCTTTTCTTGAAAGTGCTGCGGGCAGAGTAGTCTCCGCAATAGGGTTGAATTCTGGAGGGATGGTTACTGGAGGAAGCGGAGTAAAGGATGATATTCCCGCCATGCTGACTGGAGGAGAGTACGTTATTAAGAAAAGTGCTGTTGATAAATATGGAATTTCATTCATGAATCAAATTAATAACGGTTATGCCCAAGGATTCTCAAAAGGAGGAGCGGTAGGGCTTAATGTTGGAGCTCCAAGAGCTGCGGAAAGAGAGGCTTACGAAGATGATGATGATGATAAAAAATATGGAAGCATAACTAGATACAGAACTACAAAAGGTGAAATCGGTATAAATAGCAATTTATCTTCTTATGCGAGAGCTAACGACAGAAAGATACAAAAGTACTTCAACGAGCAAGAAAGAAATTTTAGACAAGATTTAACAACAAAAGAGCAAGAAAAAAACAGGAAAGAAAACAAAGAAAGAGCTAAAAAAGCACAAAAAAATGCTCTCATAGGAACTGCCTTAGGTATAGCTGGATCAATAGGGATAAATAAAGGAATGGATTGGTACAAAGGAACTGATTTTGCAAAAAATAGAGCGGCTAAAAGCGCGAGCAGAGAGTTTAAAAAAGATTATAAAGATGGAACTTACGATTATAGACAGGGAAGAGCTGGCTTTCAGCAAACAAGAGCTGAGAGAATGGGAATAAGAAAGGATATAGATTATTTTAAAAAACAAGGTTGGTCTGCTGATCAAATGTCTTCTTATTTAAGAGAATTAAATGTGCAGCATAGGATAACTGGAAATGATAGTGATTACGAGGTAAGCTATAATAAAGGGGGGAGAGTTCCAGCAAAGCTTAACTCTGGAGAGTATGTAATGAAACCTCAAGCGGTAACTGCCTATGGAACATCTATGATGAGAGATATTAACAACGGTTCTCTCAATGCACCTAAAAGCTCAGAAAGTTCAATTAATAACTCCAATCATAACGTGGGCATTAATATTAATGTAAATAATTCTGGGAGCTCTGAAACGAGCAATCCTCTACAAACAAAAGAGTTCGCATCAAAAGTAAAATCTGCCGTAATAAATGTTATTAATCAAGAAAAGAGGGTTGGGGGAAGTCTTAGGTCGGCCCTTTAGGTAGGATTCTCCAAGATGAAAGGATTTCTTTATAGTGCAGATCAAAATTTTTATATAGATGGCTTAAAGCTTTCTGGAGTTTCTTCTATGAATGGAAGTTACTCTATAGAATACGAAAACCACTTGTTTGCTGGTTATGTTGGATCTCCCGATTTATCTCAAAATGCTCCAGCTTCAGCGAGATTTTCTTTTCAAAGAACAATGCTTTCTTCTGATAAACCTATAACAGATTTAATCGGAGATGTAGGATTTAACGGAGGAATAGAATACAATGGAAAAAAATTAAGTTTTGAAAGTGGGTATTTAAATTCTTATTCTGTTAATTTTTCGGTTGACTCAATTCCAGATACATCTATTGATCTTAGTATTTACGGAGAAATGGGACCTAATGTGACAATTGAAAAAACAAAACCAAGTCAATCAGAATTTTTTATTCCTTCAAGTAGTGGAATATCTTTGAATTGTGACGGAAGAGAAGAAAATAGAGTTACAAGTTTTTCATTTTCTATAAGCCCTCAAAGAAAACCCTTTTATAAAATAGGCTCAATTTACCCCTGCGAAGTTGCCTATCTAACTCCGATTCAAAGCACTTTTACGGTAGAACTAGATGTTGATAGTTATGAAACTATAAATACCTATGATTACATAAGAACTGGAATACATTTTAAAGATATTGAAATTTCTTTAAAAGATAAATGCGACGATACAAAAACCATAACATATAAATTTAAAAAATCTCATTTGATCAGCGAAAATTTCTCTTCAGATTCAGAAAATAACACAAAAGTATCTTTAGAATACATCTCTAATTCTCATGCTCCTCCAGAAATAATATACACATGAAGTATGTAAAATATACAGAGTGTGAAGTTTTAATTAATGAAGAACATGTGTTTGCATTAAACGCGTCTATATCAGCAAATTCGAATTTAAGCCCTAGTATTGTTTATGGAGGAGGGTTAGAGTCTTACGCTCCAGTATCAGAAATGTCTGCAAATCTTGGAATTGAATATTATGTAACTGGAGATGTTGATAACATATCTATGTTAACTGGAGATATAGATTGTTCTGGAAAGTTTGGAGGGATAGAATTTTCTGGAGCGTATTTAAATTCTTACCAAGTGGATATAGAGCCTTATATGCCAGTAAAATTTTCAGCTAATTTTGTTATACTTAGTGGTTACAATCAAAACTTATCCACTGGATCATTTGATTCTGAATCAATAGAATTAGCTAACGGAGCCCACTCTTTATTAAATAATATTAATTATTCTAATGTAGGTTTAGATAACCCTGTTTCAATATCATATTCTGTCTCTTGCGAAAGAGTACCTAATTATGAAATAGGAAATGAGTTTCCTTCAAATGTAAGATTCGGATCTGTTTCTAAAAATTTAAGTATTGCAGGTGAAGGTATAGGGGATTTAATAACTTATTCTGGAAAAGAAATAGCGGGGATCTCAATACAGCCTAAAACACTTAATAATCTATCTAGAGGTCAAATATTAGAATGCAGCGGAGTTATTGAATCTCAAGAACTAGGGGTATCAAGAAACGACTTCGTGAAAGGCTCTATACAAATTATGGAAAGGGTAAGATGACATGATAAATTGCAACTTTGAAATTTCAAAATTTAATAATTTATTAAAAGATTATTACAGTGAAAGTGCAAATGCTGGAGAGGGAAAATACAATACTTTTGAAAGTTTTGCAACTAATTCAAAAACAGACTCGACTCTTTTAGATTTTGAATACGAAAACCCTTTCTCTTTTATCCCCTCTTACGGATCTGAGGTAATGATAAATTTTTTAAATAATAAAATTAATTATGGGGATGGATATAGTGTGCAAAGATCGTCCATGCTTAATAGAATTTTTGTAAATTTATCATTAAAATTTGATAATAGAAGCGATGCGGAATCAAAAGAAATAATAGATTTTATAAATTCCACAAAAGGTTATAAGAAATTCATATTTCAACCAATAAAAAGATCTGGGCTAAGTTCTGCTGATGCATATAAATCATTATACTCTCTTTCTCCTTATTTTGTTCAAGAATTTACATCTCAAGGACCTGAAATTCAATCTAATTATTCGGACTCAAATAATATCGCATTGAATTTTGCGAACCAAAATTTCACACTTTTTGATTTAAAAAGTATTATAAAAGTTGAGTCCATGCCAAGTTATAGAAAGGCAATAATAGACGAATATGCAGTCAAGCCTCACTTAGATTTATTGCCGTCTTACGCAGTTGATAAAAGTATTAATTTGAGAAATAATATTGCAGATTTTAGGGATGCAAAAATTCAAATTGCAGAAGATGGAGTAAATGAAAATGAAATTTCACTAAACTTAAGTTATAATAATATAGATGATGAAAAATTATTAAAATTATTATCTTTTATTATTAATAAACAAGGCATGCAAACATTTACATTCGATGTGAAAGGTCCAGTTAAAGAAAGAAGGGAATTTTTATGTACATCAATAAGGCATAAGTTCGTCTTCAAAGGGGTTCACGATGTTTCTATTTCTATTTCAGAACAAGCAATTAAAAAGAGTTTTCAATGAGCTTTCAAAAGACAGAAAAAGTAAATCAAGAAATATTTGATATAAACCCCTCTTTAGAGATTGAGCTTTTAGAGATTTATAATATAGCGGGTACAAGCGACGTCATAAGAATTCATTCTGGAGCAAGCCAAATTAAAAAAAGCATTATTTTTGATTCGAAAGAGTACTTTCATGTACCATTTGAGGGTGAAAATTTTGAGTCCAGAAGTGACGGAAGAATGTCAAGGCCAACATTATCAATAATAAATTTAGAGTCTTTTATGACTAATTATGTAAAAAATAAAGACGATTTAATTGGGGCGGAAGTAAAAAGAATAAGGACTTTTTTAAAATTTTTAGATGAAGACAATTTTTTAAATTATGCAAGCGAAAAATCTTACTGGGATTCTTTAGGTGTAAATCCAGATCCAAGTTCAAAATTAAGAGATCAATACTGGGAAATAAATAGAAAAGTTCGAGAAGATAAATACGCGATACAATTTGAGTTAGTTAGCCCCTTGGAGGTTGAAAATGTTAAAGTCCCAAGAAGGCAAATTATTAATAACTATTGTTTTTTTAAATACAGAGGAAAAGGGTGTAATTTTAAAGGAGCTCCCGTTTCAGACTCGAACGATGTTAAATTTTTAGACTCTTTAAATGATAGGGGGGATTGGATCAATTCTACAAATTATTTTGTAAATGATTTTATAAGAATAATGATAAAAGAAGGAAATGAAACTAGAGAAGTTTTATATGTATGCACTCAAGATCATATTTCTGATCAATCAAACAAGCCTACTGTAAGCACAGATTACTGGACGGTCGATGCTTGCTCGAAAGGATTGCGAGCATGCAAGATGAGATTCAAAGGAGATCATGACGAGCAACTTCCTTTTGGGGGGTTTCCATCCAGTAGAATACTTTAACCGTGAACATTCAAGAAAAAATAAAATTATTATGCGAGTCTGAAGCTGAAAAAGAAAGCTGTGGAATAATTATTTTTGAAAACAAAAGAACAAAGATTGTTCCTTGCTCAAATGTATCTAAAAATCCTGCGAATTTTTTCGAAATACAGATATCGGAACAAATTGAAGCTATGAGAAGAGGTAAAATATTAGCTATATATCACTCTCACCTCAATCAATGTCATAATTTTTCAAAAGAAGATTTGAAATATTCAGAAGAAATGATTGTTCCTTTTTTAGTTTATAGTTTAAAAAATAAAAAACATAACATTTATGTACCAGAAAAATCAAAAAAAGACAGAGAGATTAAAAACTTTTTAAAAAGAATTTCTAGATTTTACAGTGTAAATTAGTTTAGGAAAAAGGATGATAAAGGCGTATCTATATGGAAATTTAGGAGAAACTTTCGGGAAAGAATGGGAGTTTGACGCTGAAAATGTCAGCGAGGTTTTTAAAGGGATAGATGCGAATACAAAAGGTTTTTTAAAATATCTAACCGAAAAATCAAAAGAAAATTTTAATTACATAGCTTGCTTAATAAAAAAAGATTCAGATGGTCTTAAGGCTGTTTCGGTTACTAATAACCAATTAGAAGTTAGTTTTAAAAACGAGCAAGAAATCCATATTTTTCCTGTGGCGATGGGAGCAGGAGAAGATGATTACAATGCGAGAGGTTTTGATGACGCCAATCTGGAAATGATTGAATATGGTGCGTATTCATTGGTCGGTGGCTGGCTTGTTAAGCAGGCAGGAGGGTGGGTTTTGGATAATTATGGAGACAATCTCTGGGGGTATGTTGGAGGGAGTGCTCTATCGATTATAGGAGACATAGGTATGGAATTAGGATCTGCTTTAATACTGCAAGGATTACTGTCTGCATTGCAACACGATCCTGAACCTCCAGAAATAGCAGACGATTCAGCAAACATAAAAAGCTCAACATCATTCAATTATCAAAATCCAGATAACAATGTAATGCAAGGAGCAAGGGTTCCTATAGGATACGGAAGGCTTAGAGTTGGATCTCAGGTAATATCATCTTCGGTATTGAATTCAAGATTAGTTTTGTTTCAAAATAATGAAGTTGAAGAAAATGATGAAAATGGAAATAAAGTGGGAGCTTTTGTCGTAGAAAACAGAAGAAATTAACATGCAGATTTCTGGATTCTCCTCTTATACTCAACCCCAATTATTTAATAGGCAATTAACTGGCTATTCTGTAAAATCAGACGCTAAAGAACTGTTAGAATCTAACTCTTTCTTTAAGTCTGTAGATTTAATATCAGAAGGACCTATAGAAGGTTTTTGTGATTATACGGGGAAATTAGTTTCTGGATCAGACATATTAAAAGGTGTTTATTTGAATGATGTTCCTGTAAAAACGACTTCAGACGGACCTAATGACGGCTTATATAATTTTAGAAATATAGCTATAGCTTATAAGAACGGAGAAATAGATCAATCTGGCCTTTATACTGGACAAGGATTAGATGGTCCTGATAGTTTTTACTGGATGGAAGACTTTTCTTATTCTTCGAATACAAAAAAGAAAGAGATAAGATTGTATAACTCCAAAAGTTTAAATAATTTAGGAGCGGCAAATCAGTTTTACATGGGAGCTCATACTGTGGTTGATCAAGATGTAGACTGGCTATGTATGACGGTAAGAGTTGATAACTGTTATTTTATAGATACCGAAGGGAATAAAAAACCTAATCAAGGAAATTTTCACATTTATGGAGATATAACTGGAGTAGCTCATAGATCATTCGATAAAGGAGAAGTCAAACCTATATTAGACTCTTCTCAAGATGATTATAATGCATACTTAAAGATAAAAGGAATAGCTACATCTTCATATAAAGAAGACATATTTTTTAAGCTTAAAGATTTATCTGGAGTAAGACCTAGAACTGTATACATAGAAAATTTAACCCCAGAAGATAATAATTTTAGAACAAATTTTAATGCCGTTTTTGATTCTGTAACGGAAATAAATAATACCAATTTATCTTATCCTGGATCGGCCTATGTGGGAATGATAGGTTCAGCCGAAGCTCTGTCCGAAATACCAAGGAGGACATATGATTTAAAACTAAAAAAAGTAAAAGTCCCTTCTAATTACGAAGATTTAGGAGAAGGCGTAGATGGTCCTTTAAGAGAAGATAGACATCCTGGAATATGGAATGGAACATTTAAAACCGAGTTGGAGTGGACTGACAATCCAGCATGGATACTTTACGATTTAATAACTAACGATAGATATGGGTTAGGAGAATACATAGATAAGATCAAAATCGACAAGTTTCAATTATATAAGATAGCAAAGGTATGCGATGAATTAGTTAATACATCTAAAAGCTCAGAAGATCCGACTAAAGAGTTTATAAAAGAAAGAAGATATTCCTGCAACTTGCTTCTTTCTAATGCTATGGATGCATACGCCGCAATAAATGAAATATCTTCAATATTCAGAGGTATAGCATATTTTGATTCTAACGAAATTTTTATATCTCAAAACTCATTAAAAGAATCTATTTTTAATTTTAATAATTCAAACGTTGTAGAAGGAAATTTTCTATACTCTGGACCCACGAAAAGAGCAAGATTTACAGCGGTAAAAGTGTCGTATAAAGATAAGGAAGACTCGTTCCTTCCTAAATATGAGTATGTAGAAGATCCAGAAGGCATAATAAGATATGGACTTATAGAAAAAGAAATTTCAGCTGTAGGATGCACTTCTAGGGATCAAGCTTTAAGGCTTGGAAGGTGGACCTTATTAAGTTCAAACCTGGAGAAAGAGACCGTCTCCTTTGCGACCTCAAGTGAAGCTGAATACTTAAGCCCAGGAGATGTATTTTCAGTTTCTGATAAATTAAAAAATGGAATAAAGCAGGGTGGAAGAATTTTAAAAATAGTAAACGATCAGCCAGTAGGGAATCAGAATTATATACTTCTAGACCAACAAATAGACACTGGAAACTTCAACTTTAGTAATTTAAATTTTTTAATTCCAGAGCAAGATTTAGATCTAAAAACAGAGCAATTTAAATCCTTTATACATAGAAATGGTGTTAATATTGGATCGGCAGATGACGGAACGAGGAATGCAACTTATCCAGATTTACATTCAACCACATCAAGCAATACAAGCTTACACAACTATATAGAAAACACACCTAGTGGTGCAAAAATATTAACTGACGAATTGCAAGATCTCATTTTAGAAAAAACGGGAAATTTCTCTTTGATAGACAATTCAAACGGACATAAAACATTAAACGATTATTTTCTTGACGATAGTGTTTTAATAAATTTTTTAAGAGGATCTTCTAGAGTTGGCAATACTCAAAAAATCAAAGAAGGAACTATTTATACTTTAGATGGAACTGGAGATGGTGTAGACTGCGTGGATTTTTCTAAAAAAGAATATACTTTAATATCAAAACAAGAAAGTTCAAATGGCTCATTTCAGTTAATGGGAACTGAATATAATTCTGGAAAGTTTTCAAAGGTAGATAACCTTTCAACCATATACACTAGTACGACATTTAATTCAGAAGCTACTAAGCGTGGTAGGAAGCCAGAAGCTACATCTAAAACTTTTCCAGCGGTACCTCTTGTGGAACTAGAACAGCAACAAGTACTAGCAAAAGGCTATCCAAAAGAAAATACTGTAGATTTAATAGTCAGGCCAAGCGGTTTTATAAATTCGCAAGGAGAGTCCAAGTCAAAAGTTTTTTATTATTTTCATAACACAGAAATAAATCAAGAATTCTACGATCAAATACAATCAAGCGATGGAAAATATGTAATTAGAGCCCAAGAAATATCTGAATCATATTATTCGACATTAAAGTCGTCAATTTTTAATTCAGAAAACATCGTTCAAAATGGACAGTATTTATGTCACGGAGAACAAGAATGTGGAAATTACGAAGTTATCTATGAGCCAAATATAGGATCCGCATCAATTGAAGACAAGGCGACTGTAGGAGGAGCTTCGTTAAAACAGCTATCTCTTACAAACTTTAAAGATTCAGAGTTTAACGAAGAAGTTTCAGTTGTGAGGCCTAGGGTTATGTCGGAAACTGGAGAGATGCAACTTTCTGGTTGCGATGTTTTTGGAGTGAAATATTTAGATCAAACCACAGGAAATGTTCTTTCAGGAGAATTTGAAGTTTCAAATCCAAATGCCTATTACGAATTAAGGTGGTCTGAGGTTAATAGATACGGAGGTAGCCCAGAGAAAATAATGTTATTTAGAGCTGCAGTTGATAACATTCCTCCATCAAAACCTACAAATTTTTCCGCAAAGATTAATCAATTATTTCCTAATTTAATTAATTTTGAATGGGATAATCAAAAAAATGTAGATCCTGACCTGGCTGGGTTCAGGATATATACAGGGTATATTGGAGCAAACGATCCAGACTATGAATTTGATCAGATAGATTCTGAAGGAAATCCAATTCCAGGATCTGAGTTTGCAGAAATAAGAGGGAATCATGCTAGCTATTTCACTTATGAAGCTGATACAAGAGAAGGCGTTTTAAAAAATTTAAGCGATAAGAATATTGGATTTAATGATAGTGGTATATTTCACATTAGATCTTTTGACTATTCTCAAAATTTAAGTGAACCGAGTAATCAAGCGGACTTTTCAATAACTCAATTCGCTAATGCTCCAGATTTGTTTTTATCTGGGCAGGTAAAAGCTCCAGGAGAGGGAACCGATTCGTCAAGAAGTCAGGTATTTTTACATGCCTTTTATTCTGGAAGCTTCCATGAGACAGATAGTTTTTCGCATTATTCGATAAGATTTTCACAACCCAATAATGGATTAATATTTAATGATCCAATAATAATCAAAAAAGATCAAATTGTCGTTGCTAATTCAAGCCAATTTACGGCTGGCAATTCAGGACATATACAAATTCCAGCTCAAGCGAACTCAACTTATCAAGGATTGATACATGCTACTACTAATGATGGTAGACTTTCTCCAGAGGGAACTGATTCCATCACAATAGGAAAAGATGAAGAAGCTCCTTCAGCATTAAGAAATTTTCAAGTAACTAAACAGTTCTCCAATTTTAAATTTTCATGGGACACTCCAGAAGAAGCAGACTGTGAAAAAATATTATTATTTACGGGAAGTGGGCATAACAATTTTGATTTGCCTAAGCCACATTTAGTTGGATCAAATGTATCAAAGATAGATTCTAGTAATTCCTCTGCTCCGAAATTTGAATTAGTTGCTTCTGTTTTTCCAGATGATCCACCTGTATTTTCAATAGATAAATTTAGGAATGAAGGTCAAGA